CGGGCGATGTAGATTTCAGTATCATTGCAAGGGTTGTTTGTCAAAGCCGTAGTACCTCCACATCAGACCCGGTTGTCGGATCGTATTTAGCTGCTATCTCGACCGCTCTCTTGGCAGACGCCCCTGCTTCCATAGCTGCCAAGGCGTAGTGCGACCCCGACCCATAGGCATAGAACGGAGCCTCAAAATGAACCAATCCGTCTGGCTCCATGAACTCCACAACCCCCGTAGATTTGCGTATGATAAGTGCGTAGCCGTGTTCATCCTTGCCATTAACCGACACCAGGCTTGGCAGTTCATCGGCGTCAGAGACGAAAGCTCGCATCCATTTCTGGCCCAAGGCGAGGCTCCCGCAGATACCAGCTATGTCACCGTTTGGGTTGCGACCGATCTTGGTACACAAGCCCCTGTCTGGTGTAACCAGTCTATCTGCTGCAAGGAACCCGTTCTTGTAGGCCAGGGTTGTCATACTCACCTCTTACCAGTGGAGATAAACCACCGCAATGTTATCTGCATCATTGCGCAGATTTTCAGCAAACTTGCGTGCTTGCTCTAGTTCATTCTCTTTAAAGATTTTACAATAAGGCTCGTCAGTTCCGAGATTCCACCTGACAATTATGTTAACCCCTTCATTTCTTTTTTTAGGTATAACACCACAGTTTTTCCTCTTAGGTTTCATCTCTTTAATTCAACTTTCTCTTTTTATTCTCGGTTTTCTCCGGTGGTTCCGGTTCGCCCTCGTCCGGCTTGAACACCTCTTGTTGCATGTTACTGTGCATCCGACGTTGGACAATCCCACCTGCAAGAGCAATAAGATCGTCGTCAGAAGGTGAGTGCGCAATCACAGCCCGAGAGAGGATGCCATAAAGGGCTGACAACCTAGTCCATTTCAAGACCTCGGCGCTAGAGGAAGGAACAGGCATTTGTAATTGTTCCGCATCGGTCCTGTTGGAAAACACTTGTGTTTCAATTTCGTATAGATCATTGATACAAGTAGTAAGTGACTCCTGTATGACCTTGAAGTTTTCCATGATGGCGCACCCGGTCTGTGTATCTTTTATCAGCCCGGAGAACAGGTCATCGAACGTCTCATCATTCATCTCACACCTCCGTTTTTCAGTAGCCCTAGTTCGCTGATGTTGGACCGGACCACCCAGTGCTCGACAGGGGTAGTAACTTCCTTGACGTAAACCTCTACGTCGGTAAACCCCTTGGAGTGCCAGTAGCCAAGGATTTTCTGACGGAGCCAGAACGCCCCTTCGCGGGACAGCAGACTGGAAGGGCGGTCTTTGTGGTAAGGACGGGGCATGGTGTCAGTTCTCCGTTTCACGTTGGCGATCATAACGATCTTCAGCAACCATGGCATTGTACTTGGTGACACCAATCTCACCATCAGAGATTGCGTCACTGATCTTGTCCAAGGCAACCTCGTAAACACCGGCTGCAATGGCCTCATACAAAGGGTGATCCTTTGTGATGGGGATCATCTTGTGTTCATACTTCATGGCTTTCTTGTCGTAACGATGGCCTTGGAACTCCATGCGCTCGATCACCCAATCGTAAGGGTAGTCGCCATCGAACTCCACCTCAAGGTGAACCTTCACCTCAATCTCGGCCACAGTCCAATCGCCGTCCCCAAGAACGTCGTGCTGATACCAGAACTCAAACGAATCTTTCCACATGGTCAAGTCTCCTTTATGGAAGCCCACAGTGCTAACCTTTCACGTTTCAAGTCAACAAGTTTTACAAAGGTAGTGCGCACTAAACCTGGTTCAATGTGAGCCAGATCACACACTTGCACAAAATCAGTGTCCCGTTCACTCAGTTTGTTCAGGTCATCAACCCACTCCAGAACCGTGCGTCCTCCATAGACCCAATGGATTGCGTCCCGGTAGGTCTGCTGTGATTGCTTCAGGTTGTGCTCCCTTATCCCGGACTTGGCTAAATCTTCAGGACTCAGCCAGACCGAGGAACAATCTACCGTAGGTCCACGAAGGATGTCAAACAAAGCCTGGGTTATAATCGAGCGCCACAACAGGATCATCTTGATGTCGTCTTCGGATGCCTCTGGCACGGACACAGGCAGCTTCTCGAACAAACCGACCGTGAGAAGGGACGCTTCAAACTGTTGCCAATCCTCCGGGGTGTGGAGATTGGATATGTCCAGATTCAAACTCATAACGACTTTTTTGGCTTCTTTTTATCTATCCCGGCAGCAAGCCGGTTAGGGTTAGCCGCCCAAACGATGTTACGTAAATCCACACCGATGCAGTAGTTGATACGGTTTTCCTCACACCACGTAGAGTATTTACGGTTCTTCGCCTTGGTCAGGTAGTTATCACGCTGGAACACCATGATAAGTTCAATGTCCGGGTTGGAGTCCCGGACGTGTTTCATCTTCTTGCGATCCGTGGGGGTGAACAATCCTTTTGTCTCGTAGATACGGATACGCTCTTGCGCCCGGAACAGGTCTGCGTCAATGAAGTCCGGGGTATAACGGCGCTCCTCGATCACAGAATACGAGAGAGCAAACGGTTCGTAACGCAGGCCTATCTTGGAGTGCTGTGCATCCCAGAACTCCTTCTCGAACTTGGACCTGAACGAAGGGACACCTTTCCTGTGACGGACTTCCTTTGGTTTGCGGATGACCGTCGATGACACCTTGCCGTACTTACCAAACTTGGTGCCAACCTTCGGCTTGTAGGTTTTTACAAGACGCTTGAGACTCATGGACCTTCAACTTGTTCCCCGCTCTCATCGAAGAACTGCGGTGTCTTTGCAATAGCGACACACCTTTCCAGATGATCGTAACATTCCCAATGATCGGTGAAGTAAATGTCCTTATCGTCCACCCACTTTCCGTTCTTGAACGTGGACAGATAGAACCCGTCCTCCGTTTCATCATAACTGATCTTGTACGTGGCCTTTGGTTGTTTACGCTTTGCCATATGTAGCCCCCATTAGAATTAAATTCTCATCATAAAACAAGGTTGCCATGGAATCCTTTGTCACAGTTCTCAATGTATCGGTGTCAACCCACCCCAATTTCAGGGAATTATAAAACAGTCTTCCGTCTTTAGTTCGTTTGAACACAGCCCCTTCAATGTTCAGTTCGCCTGTCATGGAATCTCCTCCCCATCTGCGTCAAAGTAAGACACGCTTTCTTCTATACTACGGTTTTGTAGGATGTGCTGTCTTAATGCAAATACTGCATCTTCTTTAGATGTGAACGTGCCAAGGGCGAGGTGGTTATTCCACACACCTTGATGATCCCTTGTAAAGATTCGCCACGTAGTATTAAAAAACCCCACCGCTAATCTGATTTGATATTCGGCTGGCATTGGTGTGTAACCTCCTCTACATCTGGCGTCCGATTGACTTTGGTTAGATATTTCAATCCGTTAGCGTACTTAAACACACGGACATGGGGAAAGCAAGCCATCTTGAACGGGCACATGGAACACAGTTTGTGTAACGTCTCGTTGCCACTCTTGCCGTCCGGCACAGGCTGGTAACATAACTCAGGGGGAGGGTTCGGTTGCTTAAGAACCTCATTGGTCCGGGTGATCTGGTCCTCAAGTGCTTTCCTGGATTTCATCCCGGTCAACGCATCGAACCCGGTAAGAGCCAGTTCCCCAGATGACTTGTCGAATGTCAGCCAATAGAACTTGTCCCGTCCATCAGCCCGTGAATAGAACGAGGCTTGGTCACGATACCCCCACGGATCGTCCTCCGGGTTGCTGGAGGTAAGAGAACCGTTACGGACAAGGTTAAACGAGTAGGGCGAAGCTGACTTCACATCGACAAGAGCGCCGTCAATCACAGCGTCGATGCTTCCCTCGATACCGCCAAGGCCGACTGTCTTTTGCTGGTCTGTGATTTCGTGCTTGCCTGTCAGCTTGGCTACGCAAATAAGCATGGCTTCGGTCAATGACCCGAACATAAACGTAAGGGGGAGATGTGATCTTTCGTTGGCCTCCGGCATAGGCGTATTGGCCTGGAACCACAGCTTACGAATAGGATGGCCCATGTTGGACGGACGCAAGCGGAACTGGCGCGGTGCGGTGCGCTCCTCGGTGAAACGACGAACGATGTTGGCGCACTCCTCCTTGAACTCGTCGATGATACGGTCCCGGTCGGGGTGCTCGTCACCCGCCCCGTTCATATACGAGTAAATATCAGGGATAAGTGTTTGAATATCAGTCATCTTTTCCACACACCTTAAAAGTAATAGAGGGAAGCCCTAAGTAGGACCACACGTTGGTTGGGGTAGTGTGACCGAACTAATATCTTCCCGAACTTCAAGCCTCGTACTGGCTTTAGGGGTACTCGTGATTACTTAGGCGCGCTTGGTAAGAAGCGTGCTTTCCATACGGTCTGCGACGTAAGCCCACGACTTACGCGACACCAGCTTCATCCTCATAAAGTATTCAGCAAGCGGTGCAGGCAGAGTGGAGATGACAGTGTAACGCTTGGTCGCGTCCGCCTTGGGGCTACGAATAACCCGGACGGCGGTGCGAACACCGCGCTTGTAAATCTTCCTTGAGGCAACAGTGGTCTGGATGTCAGTGTAACGCATGTGTCTTTCTTTCTCCTTTTAAGCGCGCTTCTTCACGCGAGTTTCAACAATCTTATTAGTGGGAGCCAGATCAGCCGGACGTTCGAGGGCTGCCAGATCGTCCCCGTTATAATCATCGGTGTCCTTGTGGTCTGACTTGGGTTCACCTACGACAACAGCCGCAGGGGTAGAGCCTACCGTGTAACCTTCGCGCTTCTTGAACGCCCCGTTATCCGGTCGGATGTACTCGATAAGCGAGATAACCTGGACACCATCGAACGTCGGCAACATGGCACGGCGACCGGCAGCAGGCGGTGTGATCCGGTAATCAGGGATCGAACCGCGCACCTCCACGAACGAACCGTTACCAATCAGCGGTCCGTTCTCAGGGATAGCTTCACCGTTGGCGTCAACCGAAATCGGCTTACGCTTCACGGCATCCTCCGGGTCAATAACCTTGGACTGGAACTTGACCACGTTGTTACGCTCCCAGTCCTTGCCGTCCCGCGTGGTGCCTGCGTAGTTGCTAGGCACGATACGCAGAGGCTTCAAGGCCCGAATGATTTCATCCACACCCTTATAAACCGTGGTGTCACCAACGATACGGAGTTCCGAATCGTCTGTGATCTCCACCTCGGTCTTATACATGGCAGGCTTATCGAAGTCAGCGTCCGGGGCCGCTGGCTTGTGATTGAACATAAAGTGGGCAACCCCGGTCAGGTTGATCTTCACCCACTTTGAACCCTTTGCTGCGCTCATACTTGTTAACTCTCCTTTTTCTCTCTCTCTCTAATCATCCACAAGAACAACCCTGTGGAATATCGTTGTTACACATAGCACCTATTTTTCATTTGTCAATAGGTCTAGTGCGTCTCTGCCCAAGTCTTACCTACCTTGTAATTGGCTGTCAAGGGGGTAAGAGAACCGAACCGTTCTCCTACTTCTTTCACCGTCTCCTTGAACTGCTCACCTATTCCCTCGGCCACGTCCTTGTGACAAGTAAGCTGGCACTCGTCGTGAGGCCACGCCCGGTATTTGAAATCATTCCGACTGCGCCTTAACGTGACCATGGTGTGGGCTACAACACATTTCTCGAACGATTGAAGGGCTGCCGTGAGGGCTAGGTGCCTGGACATGACCGGAACCCGGCGTCCGTCCAAACCTGTCATCCAGCCTTGTTGTGCCCACCGTGGGATGGCGCTGGACTTCAAGACACCAACGCCTGGAACCTTCTCCATGAACAAGGCAGAGGCAGCCTTACCGTCACGGGAATTGCCTCCGAGAAGGGAACCTAGCTTGGCGTCCCCGGCTCCGAGAAGAAAGGCGTAGAGCCACCTCTTTGCCGCCGAACGTTTCACACCACCAAGATAGTCAGCATGGACGTTGTGCATATCGACGGACGGATCGACCACGAGGTTGATGTAGTTCAAGTCTCCGGCGTAGTGGGCAAACGCCCTCAACTGAATGGCCGTGAGGTCTGCACCAACAAGAACTTCATTATGGTGCCTTGGGTCTGCGCCCCAACAATCCCGGCACTCGTAGCCAAAACCCCCGCCAAGGCCAAGCACAGGCTTGTCATCGTCGTCCAGGACCACAGCAGGGACGTTAGCCATGTTAGGGTTCCGATGTGCAGCCCTGTGCGACCATGCTTGAAGATGAATGATGTCCCCGTGGACGTAACCATTCGTGTCACACAGATCGAGCCATTGCGCCGCCGTCCTTTGACGTGACCGGCACATGAGATACCGCCCGAGAAGCTGTGCTTCCTTCGGTAGCATCTGGAAGTCCTCGGGTGTCAGTTCGTCGGCATCGAACCGGGGAGCACCTGTTTCCGTAAACGATTTAGGTTCCCACCCGTAGGAAAGCAGACGTTCCACCCGTTGCTTTGGACTGTCCAGATTGAACTCCTCAAAATCCACCAGTGTAAACGGACCACCCACCTTGTCGGCAAGGGCTGGCCCAAGACACTTTGTCTGTGACCGTGAATAGCCTCCGTCTTTTGTGGGTTTGGGGCTTACCTCACGAATGGCATAAGGCTTCAGACCGAATACGTTCTTTATGTCTCGCTCGATGTGATCGGCAATCCGCTTTGTTTCCACAAACAGATCGAGAGCCTTTTGCTGGTCCAACCAGAACCCGTTTGTTTTCATTTCCTGGAGTATGTCAGCCAGATCGTGCTCACACTGAATGGACTCAAGGGAGAACCCCTTTAGTTCCCGCAGGATTTGTTTCAAGGCAAGGTAGCCAATCCACACGTCCGACTTGCACCGTTCTCCCATCTCGGGGGTGTATCGTGACCAGTCCTCGTGCTCTTGCTTGTGTAGCCCAAACCGAATGGCCCACGCCTCGATTGAATGGGGCTTCTTGTGCCCCGATCTTGTGCTGTCTGCAAGCCGGGACATGACAAGGGTGTCCCTTATCTTGCTCCTCGGTATGTGGATACGAAAGAGGCGTTCAAGGACAGGAACATCGAACCCAAGGCCGTTGTGAAAGACGCAAAGGTGCGCGTCCTCTATGAACCTCGGAATAAAGTGAACTTCATCTGGACCAAAAAAGATACGTTCGTCCGGGTTAGCAATGTTAAGGGCGCTGAAGCACCACACACGGGTAGCGTCAAGGCCGTCCGTTTCAAGATCGCAAACCCATCTGGCGTTCGTGGAGTAATCCAATGGATTATGCCGCCTGTCCTAGCATTTCATCCATGATCGGTTCATCCATCACCTTTTTACGGTTACGGCTGGCCTTGATTTCCTGGAGGTGCTCATCAATGCGATCTTGGTCAACCTCCGTGAACGTAACAGTGTCGGGGTCAAAGATCAACTTGGCAGCAGGACCAGTGCGCCCGGTCTTGCGAGACTTGAGAACACGAACCGTTACGAGGTTACGCATGAACTCGTCCTCTGCCTGCCCGTTACGCTCAAGCCCGAGTACCACGTCTGCAAGCTGGCCGATACCTGCTGACCCACGTAGCTGTGAAAGAGACGTAACGCCGCCCTCCTCAAGGGAGTCGCTGGAGTTAGGCCGCTTGAGATGTGAGACAAGAACGATACAGATGGACAACTCCTCACAAAGAGAGCGGAGCCTTGTCATAATGGCATCGAGAGCCTTGCGTTCATCGCCGTTCTCCTGACTGGATACGATGATGGAAATGTGGTCGATGCAAACGATCTGCGCGCCGAAGTTCACAGCCAGATAGCGAACCTGATCACACACCGAGTCCAGATCGGATGAACCGAAATGATCCCAGAACATCCACCTGTCACCGCTGAACAACTTCTCCCACGACGAAAGCAAATCGCTCTTGGCAACTGTCTCGTAAATGTCAGGATTGTTAATGTTCTTTTTCAAATCAATCGACATGATCTGATAGATGGATTGCTTTACACTTTCCTCAAGGAACATACACCCGATCTTGTAATCCGTGGTATTGAACAGGGATATGAACAAGTCCTTAAGGAACGAGGACTTGCCTGTGCCAGACCCGGCACACACAACGACAAG